CAGGCCGAAGAGCGTCCTATACGCAACGTAGGTAACCACTATCTACCCAAGGTCTTGGTCCCGAATCAAGAAATTTCGGGCACCATATTGGTTGTACCGTCTGAGCCATTTCGCGAAGACAAGCCAAAACCAATCTTACGATTGGGCGATCATTACTATGATCGTAGCTATGTACCACCACATAAAGCTTATGCACCCGTCACCGAAACCGTTTCCAAAATCAATTCTAAACCTTATCTGGAACCCAAACCGCAGATCATAAGGAGATTAGGAAACCATTACTATGAAAATACGATCCCGAACGTGACCACACCCGCTGTCGTTGCTGTCGATAAGAAATACTACGGACCAAAAATCCCTAGTTATTATACTAAACCCTATATGCAAGAGCAAGCACAACAATTTATTGCTGCATCTTCGGTTAACTATAATGATCGTCTGGAATTAGTTTTTAAGGGTTTGGACAGCGATACTAATAGTTCCACTAATTTCAAGAGCAAAGAAATTCAACCTGTTGAATTTGAGCAAGTGCAACCTGTTGAAGACAACTCGTTCACCGAAATGCTCAACATTAGTGAAACCATTAAGATTGCGAATCGAACAAACGCACTTGATCCGTTGTTCAAAGACACAATGTATATAGAGAATTACCTCAATCATGATAAAATGGATGCAAAATACAAATTGCTAGATAATAATAAACAGGCGTTAACAAAATTTGTTATACCACTGCTCTGTGGTGTTGCCGGTGCTAGCAAAACATCGTCCATACTTAAGGTAAAAACTCCGAGCTGTCATATCATATCACCGATATTGAATAGCCGACTTATCTCATATACTGTGTTCCTAGAAAACATGCACAAATATAGTATCATTGTCATCATCATTGATGAAGTTTTTGCTATGAGTGCTGACGAAATATCATATATTGCCGCAGTCTGCGAGCAGAAGAATATTGACTTGTATGCTTTCGGAGACCCTAAGCAAATCAAATCATTCGTCAAAAACAACTGCAAAGTGCAATTCACCACCAATCATTACAATCTTGTTAGCAACCGTATGCTAACCGGTGCTTGTGAGATCTTACAAAATTACATTCCAGGTATTAAAACAACCAATAAATGCCCGGGTGTCATTAGGAAGACCAACAAACTGCCAACTGGTAATGATGACGTCCACATCTGTTTCTCCAAAAAATACAAAACCGAGAAAACTCGTGAAGATTTCAAGATATTAACTGCTCATGAATCACAATCATTAACCATACCAAATGTGGTGGTTCATTGCAGTGACATCGTCGAAATCAGTAAAGAGGAACAGATTAAATATATTTATGTAGCAATCTCTAGAGCTAGTAATCGCTTAATCTTATACGGAAAAACATCCGAATTACAAGTGTTCGAATCTATATTATCCAGTCCAATCGAAAACACCGATGCTTTGACGGATAAACCCGAACACGATTCAACTTACCATTACACCATCAATAAGAGTTTCGACCCAGCGGTTGAACGTATTGAAGTTGACAAAAGTAAAATAGATGTTTCAAATATTGATTGCATGTTACATAAATTAATTGCGCGCGTCGATCCTGTTGCTCAGGATGTTGTCGTTAGAGCCAAAGTTTTACCACCAATTGAGACCAAAGTCAAAATTGCCTTGGCACATGTGGCAGCACAAGACGTGCAAAAAGACGGTGTCGCTTTAAGCGTGCATAATTACACCAGAGACGATCAGAGTAAAGATAGTTTTCGAACTGTCCAAACCTTATTGTCACGTTACAGCAAAACCGTCAAACAGAAAGAACATATCACGAAATTAAGAAAAGGGCTCGATAAGTTTATCAATCAAAAAACTTATCGAAAAAGACCGCATGATCTCGAAGAACTGAGATTTCATACGAATGCCTATCTGGTTGAGCTTCAAAAGAAGGTCAACGTTGGCGACGACCCTTTTGTTAGTGCTATGGCTGAAGCGTGTGTTGAGAAAGATCCAACATTTCAAAGAGAATTGGATAACATCAGTACCAATTTCTTGGAATCTGTCAACAATAAAGCACGTACGAAAAATGAATTGGAAAAAGAATGGCCTGATATTTGCAAAAATCTTGTCGGTTTTGTCATGAAGAAGCAATACAAACATCTAACCTCACACGGTAAGGACCTCGACTTTAAAGCGGGTCAAGGTGTTGCTTCATGGACAAAGATCATGAATGTCATATTCAGTGGTTACAGCCGACTCTTACAGGTACATATTGTCGAAAACGTCAACGACAACGTCTTGATAGCTTATAACAAATCAGATGTTGAGTTGTCCTGTTTTTATGAAAAATATGGTAATCAATTCTCCAATCCTAAATATATTAATACCGATAATGACTTCACCGAAATGGATACTACGCACGGTGAATCTATGGTTAAATTAGAATGCATTCTTTTCGACGACATCAATATGCCGTTGTCACTTAAGAAAATGTATTATGAAGTGCGTAGTAACTGGACATTATCCTATATGAGCCGTAACGGACGTTCAACACTGAAAAACAGCTTTTGCCAGCATTCCGGTCAACCATTGACACTATGCGGTAATACCTTGTTGAACATGTCTGCTGTCGGTGCTTTCATTGAACTTGGTGAAATCCTCTACATCGCTTTCAAAGGTGATGATATGAATTCCAGGTCCACCCATTGCAATTTGCGTAAAATTGCGAAGGAAACTGAAGCATCGTACTACGGTTACAAATTTAAAGTACTCAACCCGATTGTGAGCGAATTTATCGCCAACATCATCACACCTCACGGTTTTTTTCCTGATGTGCTTAGACGCGTCACCAAAAACATCAGTAAAGTGTATGAGAGTGAAGAACAATGGGAGGAGTCTAGGATTAATATTCTTGAATCGATCAAATGTGTTAGAAATAACACACATTACGTAACCGGCCTTAATCTGGCAGTCAAACATTACAACGACAACCAGATTGCTGTGCAACGTACCGAGATCGAATACATTTACGCCTATCTAACACAGCTGTCAACAATGAAATTTGGTGAACTACAGCAAATGAATAATGTAAAAAAAACTTTGCATTACGCTGATGTTACCACCAATAAAAAATACTATTAGATTCAACTGACACCGCGGTGTCGATTATATGCTCTCCATGACGAAGTTGTATATCAACTTTTATAAGCCTGATCTTAGCGTAAACCATTTATGGTCTCGCATTATTCACGCCGTCTTGTGAATCATCTTATGTACCGATATGAACGTGTGCCCTGGTTATGCCGGACGTACAAACTTAACGTTAGTTCATTGTGCTACATATACGTCGCCATCGCTATAGAATCTCTTTTATTTTATTTCTTTTTAATTCTTTTTAATTTGTTTTTAAAAAAAATTGGCTCTCGCTAATAAATAAAACGTATTTAGATAAATATAACTAAAACGATAAAGCCAATTTCATTTCGAATTCAAAATCTTAAGAATACACTATGACAGCCGTTGAAAATCAAGTCGAGGGTGATATGTTCATGGATCTCCATAACAACACCGAGGTTCAAACAACTACCGAGCCTACACCAAATCCAGCGCACGCATTTATTAAGAAGTCGATTCACCCGCCCTCCGCTATACCGGAGTATTGTGGGCTTCCAACCAACGACGCCCGATCTCAAGCTTTGCTTAAGTGGCGCAATATGGAATTAATGAAGACACCAATAATATTAGACGGTGCCAAGGAAACTCGGTATGTAACACCCACTGATCTTGACACTTTTGAAATCGCATTTCTAGTGACTAATGGCATGAGAGTTCAGAGTATTGCCTTTGTGAACAACAAAACTCAGGATAACATTCTTACTCAGGACTACGCCAACACGATGATCCAAACATTGTACGACTGTGGAAATTTGGTCAACGATGCACAACTGTATCGACCATGTTACAAGTCAACCACAATGTATCTTAATGCTACTGCTTTTAATGACACAGGGATGGTGACCGCCGAACAATTTAACCCCAACGTATTGTTCGCCGGAACTATTCTCGCTATGTCTGATCAACATCCTAGGCACTTTTACAACTGGTGCAAGGATATGATCAACAATCGTCATATCACCGTCATCTCCAATGATCACCCTGAATATCGTGATTATTACTCTAAATGGGATGAATTTCTCTCAGTTCATAAGACTGAATGCCACCGTATCTGCAATATCAAACCCAACGAAGTGCTTAAATTAGATCCGAATATGTTAATTCAGGTCATAAGTTTCGGTAATTCTGGTCTTGGTAGTGCAGTTCAACTAGTACCTGACAATT